CCACGAGGCCGACATCATCGAGAAGTTGAAGGCCGAATTCGCCTCCCGCGACCTGATCACGACCGGATCGATGGGCCAGGACGTGGCCGCCCCGCACGTGAGCGAGATCCGGCAGCATCGGATGGCGCTGGCCGGCCTGCTGACCAAGCTGCGGCTCCCCGACGAGTCCGGCGCCGGCAGCGGGCGCTCGGAGGCGGGGCGCGCTCTGGTGAATCAGCGCTGGCACCCGAAGAGTGCAGGATGAGCGTCATGCAGCTGCTCCCCATGCCTGAGCGTTCCGCCGACGACAACAACCGGGCGGCCGCGCAGGCCACCTACGCGATGTACCGCTCGTACGTCGATGCCGGCTTCGACAAGCGGCAGGCGATGGAGATCGTCCTCGAGCTGCTCCGCGCCGGGATGGCGGCTCAGCAGCCGCCGAAGCGCCCGAGCTAGCCCATGGCCACCGCGCTCTCCAGCCGTCACCGTGACGAGCGCGAAGAGCTGGCCGAGATCGAGCGCTACTACCGCGCCGAACTCGCGCGGCCTGCGCAGTTTCCGCCGGTGGCCTGGAACCCGGTCCGGATCGGCCCGACCTGGCAGACCGATGGCCGGCACTGGCTGCTGCCCGAGCACACCCTCGGCTGGGGGTTCCTCGCCTGGTGCGGGCGCTGGCTGCAGGAGAGCCGTGGCGTCGGCTGGCGATTCACGCTCGAGCAGGCTCGTTTCCTGCTGCACTGGTACGCGGTCGACGAGGCCGGTCGATTCCTCTACCGCGATGGCGTGTTCCAGCGGTTGAAGGGACATGGCAAGGACCCGATCGGTGCCTGTCTGAGCGCCGGGGAGATGCTCGGCCCGGTCCGGGTGGCCGACTGGGACCGCGGAGAGCCGGTCGGCGGCGAAGTACCGGCCGCGTGGGTCCAGACGGCCGCGGTGAGCCTGAAGCAGACCAAGAACACCATGAGGTTGTTCCCGGGCTTGTTCAGTGCGGAGGCCAAGGCCCACTTCGGTATCCAGATCGGCCGCGAGCAGGTGCACGCGCTGGGTGACGAGCGGTTCATGGAGGCCGTGACGAGCTCTCCGGCCACGCTCGAAGGGGCAAGATCGACTTTCGTGCTGCTCAACGAGACGCACCACTGGTTGTCGAACAACGAGGGCCACGAGATGGCCGCGACGATCGAGCGCAACACCACCAAGGCCAAGGGCGGGGCCGCGCGCACGCTACGCATCACCAACGCCTACGAGCCCGGTGAGGACTCGGTCGCCGAGCGCGACCGGGAGGCCTGGGAGAAGGCGCAGAGCGGCGAGGCGATGGACGTCGGCCTGCTCTACGACTCGCTGGAGGCCCCGCCGGAGGCGCCGCTGACGCCGGAGGCCGCGCCGAGCGTGGTGGAGGCCATCCGCGGTGACTCGGTCTGGCTGGACACCGAGTCGATTGTCAAGTCGATCATCGACATCCGCAACCCGCCCAGCCGCTCGCGCCGGTTCTGGTACAACCAGATCACCGCGGCCGAGGACGCCTGGATGGACCCACAGCAGTGGGACGCCATCGCCGCACCGGATCAGCTGGTGCTACCCAACGAGCCGGTCGTGGCCTTCTTCGACGGCTCGAAGAGCGACGACTCCACCGGCCTGGTCGGCTGCCGCCTGAGCGACGGGCATGTGTTCGTCATCGACTGCTGGGCGAAGCCAGCCGGCGAACGCGGCAAGAACTGGATCGTGCCGCGCCAGGAGGTCGACGAGGCGGTGTCGGCGATGTTCGACGCCTACAAGGTGCTCGCCTTCTTCGCCGACCCCTCAGACACCCGCGATGACACCGGCGAGCGGTTCTGGGAGCCGTTCGTGGACGACTGGCACCAGCGTTACGGCCCGCAGCTCAAGCTCTGGTCGGTGCAGTCCGGCGACCGGAAGCATTCGATCTCCTGGGACATGCGCTCGCGCGAGCACCTGAACCTCTTCACCGGCGCGGCGGAGCGCTTCGTCGCCGAGGTGGCCGCGCAGCGCTTCAGCCACGACGGCGACATGAGGTTGAGGCAGCACGTCAGGAACGCGCGCCGTCGGCCCAACGACTACGGCGTCTCACTCGGCAAGGAACACCGCGAGAGCGCCCGCAAGGTCGACCTGGCGGTGTGCGCGGTCGGCGCGCGGATGCTGCGCCGGCTCTACCAGAACAAGGACACGTCCACGAAGCAGCGAAGCGGGAAGGTGTGGTAGATCGTGCTTTCCCCCCAGCAGGCCGTGAAGCTGGTCAAGGATGAGCTCTACCCCGGCTGGGAGTCCGATCGAGACCGGCTGCGCCGCATCGACTGGTGGTACCGCTGGGAGCAGGAGGACGTCCCGATCCCGCGCATGGCCACCTCCGAGCTCAAGCGCCTTGCGCAGCTGAGTCGGGTGCCGTGGCTGAGCCTGGTGGTCACCTCGTGCGCGCAGGCGATGTACGTCGACGGGTTCCGCTCGGAGCTCGACCGCGACGACACGCGGGCCACCCAGGAGCAGCAGTCCTCCCCGCCGTGGCGGACGTGGTTGGCCAACGGGATGGACCGCAGGCAGATCGCGCTGCACCGCGCCGCGCTGGCCTACGGCTGGAGCTTCGGCAAGGTGCTGCCCGGCGAGGACCCGGTCACCGGCCGGTCGATGTCGGTCATCCGCGGCGTGAGCCCGCGCAAGATGTTCGCCCTGTGGGACGACGTCTCCGAGGACGACTGGCCGCAGTACACGATGCAGATCATCGAGACGGTGAAGAGCGGCGCCATGCTGGTGCGGGTGCTTGACGACACCGCCGAGCACGAGCTGCGCATCGACACCGGCGGCACCGACATCGATTACCTCGGACAGCGCGGCGTGCATGACGCAGGCGTGTGCCCGGTGGTCCGCTTCGCCAACATGCTCGACCTGGAGGGTCGCAGCCCGGGTGAGGTCGAGCCACACATCCCGCTGGCCGCACGGATCAACAAGACCAGCTACGACCGGCTGCTGACCCAGCACTTCGCCTCCTGGCGCGTTCGCTACGTGACCGGCATGGCCGAGCCGGACACCGAGGAAGACCAGATCCGCACGAAGCTGAAGCTGCGCCAGGACGACCTGCTGATCGCCGAGGACCCCGACACGAAGTTCGGCACGCTGGAGGCCTCAGACCTGTCCGGGTTCATCGCCTCGCACCGCAACGACGTCGAGACCCTGGCCGCGGTCAGCCAGACCCCCACGCACGAGCTCACCGGGCAGATGGCCAACCTCTCGGCGGAGGCCCTGGCGGCCGCGCGGGCGAGCCTGAACCAGAAGGTCACCGAGCGGCAGAAGAGCTTCGGCGCCAGCCACGCGCAGATGTTGCGGCTCGCGGTCGCGCTCGAGGGCGACGAGCAGTACTCGACCGACCCGACCGGACGCGTCACCTGGCAGGACATGGAGATCCGTTCCATGAGCCAGGCCGCGGACGCGCTCGGCAAGATGGCCGAGATGCTGCACGTGCCGGTCACCGCGCTCTGGGCGCTCATCCCCGGCGTGGAGAAGACGGACGTCGCGGAGTGGATCAAGCTCGCCGAGGAAGGCGACCCGGTCACGAAGATGGTCGAGCGGATGGAGCGCCAGCGCCGGACCGCCGAGATCCGTGCGCGGCAGGCCGCCACCCCGCCACCGGAGCCGGCGCGCGATGGCGTCGACGCCTGAGGGCCGCCGCCTCACCGAGGCGCACCGCCAGGCCCAGATGGACGTGCGGGACGAGTTCCTCACCGAGTTCCTGGTGCTGTGGGCGCTACTGGACACCGCGCGGCTGGATGAGACCGGACCGGGCTGGATCCAGGCCGTGCTGCGTGCAGTCGTCGCCTACCGACTGCTTTCGGCCGAAGTGGCGACGCAGTACTACTGGGACTTCAGGGCCGCGGAAGCGCCGGACTCGGCCACCCGGCCCCGGATCCCGGATCTACGCGATGTTCCACGTGAAACACCGCCCCGGCCGGCCTCCCCACGGCGGGAGCACGCGGGGAGGCCGGCGCGGGAACCTCGTGACCGACGCCGCGCCGGGCGCGACCTCGAGCGGGCGATCGAGCGCTCCGGCATCCGCTGGGACTTCGACGAGAGCGCGCTTGCGCGACCGGCACGCCGGGACGTGCGCATCGAGATCCCCGACATCAACTGGACGCGGGAGAACCGCGCCACCGAGGTCTCGCTGAACGTCACCGGCCCGATCGGCCAGAAGTCCAGGATCGGCCGCGGGCGCCCGCCGTCGCAGGCCCGCGACGAGAGCTTCGTGGAGGCCTCGGGCGCCGCGTCGCGTCACGTACTCACGGGCGGGCGCGGGAGCCTGCTCACGCTGCTCAAGGCCGACTCACAGGTGCAGCGCTGGATTCGGGTGACCGACGGCGACCCGTGTGCGTTCTGCGCCATGTTGGCCGGCCGCGGTCCGGTGTACCTCACCGAGGATTCGGCGGGGTTCCGGGCACACGATCACTGCGCCTGCACCGCGGAGCCGGTCTATCACCTGGACGCACCCTGGCCCGGCCGTGCACAGGAATTCCACAGGCTGTGGAGAGAGCACATCTTCAAGCGCTACTCGGGCAAGAAGGCGATCCGGGAGTGGGAGCGGATCTATCGTCAGCTCCAACGTGAGCAGCGCCAGGTCGAGATCGCCTAGCACCACCGTCGGCGCCGACAGAACCAACCTTCACCATCATCGTCACGTTCGACCGTGTCCTCGACGTCGATCTGCGGCACGTCGGAGGCCGGGCTGGGCGCGGGGGTCGGCTCGGTGGCCGGCGCGACGGTCGGTCGAGGCGTCCAGCTCTCGATGACCACCGGCCGGGTCGGCGCCGGGACAGCCGTCATCGGAGGCGCGCTCGCGATCATCACGGTCACCAGCGCGAAGGCCCAGACGAAGACGTGCACGCTCCAGCGGACCGGCCGTTCCAGCGCGCGCAGAGGTCGGCCGGGAGCCGGGCCGCCGAGCCGCTCGAGCCCGGCCAGCAGTAGGCGGCCAGGTAGCGCGACGACCAGCGCCAGCAGCCGCAGCAGGTTCACATGTCCAGTGTCGCAGGAGGCGGCCATGGCCAAGCGCCGTAAGCCGATCCGGATCAAGAAGGCCAACCGGGGCAAGCTCCGCAAGGCCGCCGGGACGAAGAAGGGCCAGAAGATTCCGGCGAAGAAGCTGCAGAGCCTGGCCAAGTCCAAGAACCCGACCACGCGCAAGCGCGCCCAGTTCGCCCTGAATGCTCGTAAGTGGAGCAAGGGCGGCAAGAAGAAGTGACTTCCGCCTGACCAGGGCGGTTGCAGCCCCTCGCCGCAACGGCGTGGGGCTGTTCGCACTGCCCCGCAACGGGGTGATCAAGGAGGCCGCAATGGCTGACGAGCAGGAGAACGAAGACCTCGGAATCAGCGAGGACGAGGCGAAGCAGCTGCTCAGCCCGCCCGCCGACGAGGAGAACGGCGACCAGGAGCCGGAGAAGTCCGAAACGGACGACCGGGACTGGAGGGCCGAAGCCGAGAAGTGGAAGAAGCTCTCTCGGCAGAACGAGAAGACCGCGGCCGAGCGCGCCGCAGCACTGAAGAAGTACGAGGACGCGAAGAAGTCCGAGTCGCAGCGCCTGCAAGAGGAGCGCGACTCGCACCGGACTCGCGCCGAGAAGGCCGAGGCAGCGCTCAAGCGGCGCGAGATCGCCGAGCAGCTCGCCCCGGCCCACGCCACCGTCAAGCAGATCGCGCAGGTGGCCAAGCGCATCTCCGGCGAGGACGACGACGCCCTCGAAGCGGACGCCAAGGAGCTGTTCGAGCTGCTCGCGCCCGCTCCGGATTCGGAGCCGAAGCCGGGCGCCAAGACGTCCACTCGGCCGCAGCCCCGGCTCAAGGGCGGCACGGCGGAGCCGGATGAAGAGCCGGAGGAGACCGACCCGCGCAAGCTCGCGGCGCTGACCCCTCGGCGTCGCTGACAGATCAACCGCACGGTTCCGCCACGGGCCGACTGCGGGCTCCCCACAACCTCGTAGGAGGTCCCCGTGGCTAACGAATTCATCAAGGCGGAGAAGATCGCCGCCCAGGCGCTGGGCATCCTGGAGCGGGAGATCATCCTCCCGGCCCTGGTGTGGCGCAACGCCGGTGGCAGCTTCCAGGGCGCGGCCGGTGACACGATCACCATCCGCGTGCCGGCGCGCACCACCGCGCGCACCCGGACGCTGCGCGGTCAGCGGCCGCTGGCCTCCGAGGGCAACGGCATCATCACGATGGACGAGCTGTCGGAGCACTCCGTCGACGTCACGCTCGACACCGACGTCTACTCGGCCGTGCCGATCACGGACGAGAACCTCACGCTCGACATCTCCGACTTCGGTTCTCAGATCGCTGAGCCGCAGATCCGGGCGATCGCCGAGGGTGTGGAGAACGCGGTCGTCGCCGAGATGACCGGCGCCACCTACGCCACCACCATCCAGGTGCCGGCCGCCGACCCCGACCCGTTCGACTACATCGTCGACGCCAGGGTCGCGCTCAACAAGGCGAACGTCCCGCTGACGGAGCGCTACCTCGTTGCGGGCGCCGACTTCGAGGGGCTCCTGCTCAAGTCCGACGAGCTGCACCAGGTCGACAAGGCCGGGTCCGACTCCGCGCTGCGCGACGCCACCATCGGCCGCCTGGCCGGGTTCAGCCAGGTCGTCATCTCCAACGCGCTGCCCAGCGACGTCGCGTTCGCGTTCCACCGGACCGCCTACGTGCTGAGCATGCAGGCGCCCGCTATTCCGGCTGGCGCGAGCTACGGGGCCAGTCGGTCGTTCGCCGGCCTGGCCATGCGGTGGATCAGGGATTACGACTTCCGCAACGTGCAGGACCGGAGCCTGTTCGACGTCTACATCGGGACCAACGTGGTCGCGGACGGCCCGGGTGCCGCGGAGGTGCAGACCGTCACGATCACCGGCTCCCCGACCGGTGGTCACTTCAACCTGACCTTCAAGGACCGGACCACCGACAACCTGGCGCACAATGCCACTGCCGCCGCCGTGCAGACCGCACTGCGCGCGCTGCCCACCGTGGGGGCGAACGGTGTCACGGTTACCGGCTCGGGCGGTGGCCCCTACACCGTGACGTTCAACATCCCGGGTCCGGGCGACGTCCCGCAGATGACCGCCACGCACGCCTTCACTGGCGGCACCAGCCCGAACGTGGCGGTTGCGACCACCACGCCGGGCACCAACGCGCTGGTGCGTGCGGTCAAGCTCGAGCTCGTCTGATGGAGCCGCTCGCGAGCGTCGCGGATCTTGAGGCCAGGCTGGGACGGACGTTCGAAGGTGCGGAGGTCCCTCGGGCCGTCGCACTGCTCGACGACGCCTCGGCATTGGCTCGCGACGTCGCGGGCACCACCTGGATCGATCCCGGCACCGGTGCACTGCTGCCGGTGCCGGGATCGGTCAGGTGGGCGGTACTGCGGGCGGCCGAACGCGCTGTTCGCAACCCGGAGGGCTACTCCGCCGAGTCGGCGGGTGACTACTCCTTCCAGCGCACCGGCGTGCAGCCGGGCGTCTACCTCACCGAGGCCGAGGAGCGTGCGATCCGCAAGGCCCGCGGCAAGACCGGGCTCTGGACCCAGCAGATCACGCGCGGTGAGAACTACGACGACACCATCTGGTTCATGGACTCGTTCGGCTCCGAGTGGATCCCGTACGAGGCCCGTTACGGGGACTGCCCGTGAGCGTGCTACTGGACTACGGCCCGCACACCGTGAAGATCTGGATCGAGGAGGAGACCACCGACTCGCGCGGGAACGCTGTCCGCCAGCCTCGCCCGGACTCGCCGGTGACCGTGACCGGCTGCCTGATGCTGCCGATGGCCTCTACCCGGGGCGCGTTTCCGGCGATCGACGTCCGGCAGGGCCAGCGGGTCGATGCCGCCTGGCGGTTCATGGCTCGTGAGGCCCCGCTGGGTTGGTGGGCACGGCTCGAGTTCGAGGGCAAGGTCATGACCGTCCTCGGCGGTCCGCTGATCTACGGCGCGTCGGCGGCCACCCGGCACATCTCCTGCACCTTGGTAGAGGAGCGCTGACGTGGCCGAGATCTACCTGACCGACAGGGAGATGAACTACCTCATCTCCCACATGTCCGGGGTGCGCTCGGTGATCCGGCGAACCGCGTATGCCGGAGCGGCACGGGCCGAGGCCGTCCTCGCCGCGCACCGGTACCAGGGCCATGCCCGGATCACGGTCACGAGCGGCGACGTGGACTACTTCGTCAATCTCGACGACACCCGCGGCCAGAGTGCCGCTGCGGCCATCGAGTACGGCCGCCGCCGCGGTGGAGTGACTTCCGGCATCCACGCCCTGCGGAGCGCCTTCTGATGCCCCGCTTCAGCGTGGACTACCTCGACGTCCTGCTCGAGCTGCTGCGCCTGGATCTGACGTTCCCCGACGTCACGGTGATGTCCCGGATCCCCGACCACATCACCGAGTACCTGCCGCTCGTCGTGATCCGCCGCGTCGGCGGGAGCTCTGACTACCCGGACTTCTTCGACGTCCCCTGGATCAACGTGCAGTGCTGGTGCGACGGACAGGGCCCCTCGGGTGACCCGTTCCGCGATGCCGGCGACCTCGCCGACGACGTGCGCCGGGTGCTCTGGGAGGCCTGGAAGAACCAGCGGGTCGTGCCAGCCCTCGGCTGGATCGGCTGGATCCGCGAGTCCTCCGCGCCGCAGGAGGTCTCCGACGTCGACCGGCCCTTCCTCGGTCGCTACGCGGCCACCTACGAGCTGCGGGTCCGACCCGCCGCTTGAGTCCCGCACGACCTGCCACGGGTCGCCTGCGGTCGTTCCCCACACCTAGGAGGTATCCGTGGCACTGATCGACTCTGCCGTGCTCATCCCGGGCACCGGGCGGCTCTACACCGCCCCGTCCGAGACTGCGATCCCGGCCAACCTCACCGCGCCCCCCGCACCCTGGGAAGACCTCGGCCACACCAGCCGGGAGGACGGTCTCACGATCACCCGTGATGGCGGGGACAGTGAGACCGTCGGAACCTGGCAGAACCCGGTGCTCCGCGAGCGGCGCGAGCCGACCACGTTCGCCATCACCGCGTTCCTGCACCAGGTCACCAACGAAGTGCTCGAGATGTTCTTCGGCCCGGGAGACGTGGACACGGCCGACCGATTCGGTGTCACGTCCTCGACGGCGACCATCGAGCGCGCGCTCTACGTCAGGATCATCGACGGCACCAACGAAGTCGGCTTGTACGTGCCGAAGGTCTCGATCTCCTCGGACGACGACATCGAGGTCGACGTCGAGAACTTCCTGGCCTTCCCCGTGCGGATGACCGTCCTGCAGGTGACCGGCTCCAACCTGATGGAGTGGATCGGCCCCGAGCTGGGCCTCGCCCCGTGATCGATCGGCGGGCGGCCTACCCCCGAACCAGGCCGCCCGCCGATCTTCTCTTGTTCTGGTTCGGGGAGAGGTTCGGGAGAACATGACTACTCGCACCACCAAGGGGCCGGTGAAGGCGCCCAGCAAGACCGCCGAGGTCCTGTCCATCGTCGACCAGCTCGGCGAGGACGCCGAGCAGCTGGAGACGCCCACCGAGTACCCGCCCGGCACGCCGGAGTTCAAGGTGATGCTGGCCATCCGGCCCCGCACCCGCCGCGCCGAGTTCAAGCGGCTGCTCGCCGAGATCACCGAGCGCAGCGGCGTTGCCCGCGAGCAACAGAAGCAGATGGCCCAGCTCAAGGACCGGCCGGACGACGAGCGCGGTGCCGCGCTGTTCCGGCTCTCCGCCGCTCTGGACGAGGTGCTCGAGGTCGTCGAGTCCGCGTTGCGTCTGGTCGCGGTGGACGTCGAGAAGTTCGACGCCTGGGCGGCCGATGTCGCCGACGAAGACCTGCAGATCACCTGGGCCGTCTACCAGACCCGGTCTCAGCCGGGGGAAGCGCCCAGCTCGACGAGCTGATCGAGGAGCACGGGCGGGCGATCTTGTTCGATCTCCAGGAACGCGGAGTTGATCTCCGTGACCTGTGGCGGCCGAACAGCGGGGTCACGCCTCGTTACGTGCTCTGGCTCGTCGGGCAGCTTCCCCAGTCCTCCGCCTTCGCCGCCTCGCTGCGCGGCGGGTCGGAGTTCCGGCCGTGGACGGTCGAGGCGCACGTCCTGGCGTTGATCGCCAACCTGCTGCAGGCGGCGAACCGGCAGCGCGCCGGCAAGCGCAGTAGCCAACCCATCGTCAAGCCGCCGAAGTCGCAGCAACAGCAGAAGCCGCGCGTGCTGCCGGTCGCCGAGATCATGCGTCGCCAGGCGCACGGAAGCACAACTTGATCACTAGCCGGGAGGTGACGCGTGACCGGTCCCGGCGGTGATGAGGTTGGCAGGGTCAGCATTCGAGTGGTGCCCGATACGTCGGGATTCCGTCAGCGACTGGAGCGCGCTCTCGAGTCTGCCGAGTCCGGCCTCGAGGTCACGATCCCGGTCGACTTCGACGTCGACACTGCGGGCCTGCGCAGCCAGCTCGAGGCGCTGGAGCTCTCGCAGATCACCATCCCGGTCGACCTCGACCTGCAGACCGCCACCTTCCGCGCTCAGCTTGAGGCGCTGGACAACAGCCGCGTCACCATCCCGGTCGACCTCGACCTGCGCGACGAGGCGCGGATCAACGCGGTGCTCGCTCGGCTGGCCCGGCGCACCATCAACATCACCGCCCGGTTGCACGGGGTGAACCAGGCGATCGCCCGGCTCACCGCGCTGGATGCGGTCGTGCGCCGGCTCGACGGCCGCCGGATCAACATCAACATTGATCTGGATGCCGGGGCCGCTACGGCACAGCTCGCTGCGCTCAACGCGGCGATGGCCGCCACCTCGGGCAACGCGGTGGCGATGGGTGCGGTCACCCGCAGCTCGATGGGCGGGATGACCGGCGCCATCATGACGGCCGTCGGGGCGATGTTGCTGCTGCCGCCGATCGCGGCCGCCATCGCCGTGGCCGGAGCTGGGATCACCGCGGCCTGGGGGGCGGTCTCGACCGCGATCTTGGCCCTCCCGCCCGCGCTGCTCCTGCTCATTGGCCCGATCGCCGCCGTGGCGACTGGTCTGGACGGGATCAAGGCTGCCGCGAAGACGATCAAGCCCGAGTTCGACGCGATGCAGAAGGCCGTTTCGGCGACCTTCGAGCAGCGTATGATCCCGATCTTCGAGCGGCTGACCCAGACCTTCCCGCGACTGACCAACGGGATGCGGGGGACGGCGGTCTCGCTCTCCGACATCGCGCTGCGGATGACGGAGATGCTCACCTCGGCGGCGGGGCTCGAGCGGATCGACCTGGTCTTCGCCAACATCAACAGGACGTTGGGTGACCTGTCGCCCGGCGTCTCCGCGCTCGTCGACTCGATCTTGATCCTGGGGTCGCAGTCGTCGATCTTCGACGTGTTGTCCGGCACGATCAACACCTTCGCCACCGCGTTTCGGCAGATGGTCATCGACGTCAGCGGCGCGGGTGGCACTCTCGATGCGGCGATGCGGGGGCTGCAGGGCACGCTGCAGGCGCTGGCGCTGGGCTTCGTCGACCTGGTGCGCAACGGCTTGGAGGTCTTCGCTGCTGCCGCGCCGGGCGTGAACGCTCTGATCACCGAGATGACCGGGTTCTTCAACCGGTTCAACTGGACCAGCCTGGGCGCGTCGGTCGGAGGCGTGTTCCAGGGACTGGCGACCGCCATTGCGGGCGTGCCGGTGGGCACCATCCGCGACATCGAAGCCGCGTTCGCCGGCCTCAGCCAGGTCTTCCAGAGCGCCGACTTCCAGGCGCAGATCCAGACCATGATCGGGGCCATCCCCGAGGCGATCACCATGATCGGCGACCTGACCAGGGTGTTCGGTCAGGTCGGCGCAGGCGTGGCCACCGCCATCGATGCCTACGGCCGAGTGCGGGACGCCCTTGGTCAGGTCGACTCTGCAGTGCGTACCGTGCTGCCCAGCTTCGATCTGTTCGGCACGATCATCCGGGCCATCCCGGGCGTGAACCTCGCTCCGTTGCTCAGCGATGTGGCCGCCAAGTACAACGAGCTCACCGGCACGGTCACGACGGGCTCCGAGCAGGCCGGGGCCGCCGCAGCCGCGGGTATGCAGGGCGTCGGTGACGACGCTTTCAACGCCGCCCAGAGCGCCATGGCCCCGGTCCCCGGCGCCGTCGAACAGGGGCTCGCCCCGGTGGGGCCCGCTGTCACGCAAGGGCTTACCCCGGCTGCTCAGGCGCTGGCCACTGCGCTGAGCCAGATGCCGCCGGTGATCCAGGAGGGCTTCGCCGGTCTGGCTCCGGCCGCCGCAGCCGGGATGGCGGTGCTGTCCTCGGCGATCATCGACGGTGGCGCGGACATGCAGGCCGGGTTGTCCTCGACCTTCGGGATCTTGGCCACCACTGCCACCGACGGGATGACCGGCCTGAACGCGGCCGTGACCGCAGGGTTCGCCCTGATGTCGGCCGCGGTCACCACGGGGATGGCCGGTACCACGCTCGCGATCGCCACCGGGACGGCCCAGTGGACGGTCGCGATCATGACCGGGATGACCGCCATCACCTCGGTGATCACCGCGCAGAGTGCACAGTGGACAGTCGCGATGACCACCGCGATGACCGCGCTGGCCACGACGATCAGCACCGGCTTCCAGATGCTCGCGGTGCAGGCCACCGTCGGCATGCAGGCGGTCACCCTGGCGATCTCGGCCGAGACGGCGAACTGGGTCGTGGCCCTCATGACCGCCAACACCGCGATGTTGGCCACCGTGACCGCTGGCTTCGCGCTGCTCGGTGCGGCCGCCACCACGGGGATGGCCGCCGTGACCCTGGCCATCGCCGTCGGCACGGCGCAGTGGGCCGTCGCGGTGATGACCGGGATGACCGCGCTGCAGCTGGTGGTGACCGCCGGATTCCTTCAGCTGGCCGTGGCGGCGACCGCGGGCATGCTGCAGGTGCAGCTCGCGATCACCGCGGGCGTGCTCGGTTGGCAGTTGGCGATCCAGCAGGGCTTCCTGCTGATGATCACGACCATGCAGCTCGGGTTCCTGCAGATGTCGGCGATCGCGACCCAGGGCATGCTGCTCTTCTCGCAGGCGATCTTGAACGGGTTCGCGCTCGTCGTACCCGCGGTGCAGCAGGGCATGCTCTTGATCGTCCTCGCGGTGCAGCAAGGCTTCCTCCAGATCGTCGCAGCGGTGACCGCCGGCATGGCCCAGGTGACGGCCGCGCTGCAGCTGAACTGGGTCGTCGCCGTGGCTGCGACCACCACCGCGATGGCTCAGATGGTCGCCGTGGTGACTGCAGGCATGGCCCAGATGGTCGCGGCCAGCACTCAGGGCTGGGCCCAGATGACCGCCTCTGCAGTACAGGGCACCCAGCAGATGGTCGCTGCGGTGACCAACGGCGCGAACCAAATGGTGGCCGCGCTGCAGTCTGCGATCTCGCGCTGCGTCGCGATCTTGAACGCCGCGGTGGGCCAGTTCCGTCAGGCCGGCGTGAACATGGGTGCTGCACTCGCTGCCGGCCTGGAGAGCCAGGTGGGCCGCGTACAGGCGGCCGCCAACCGGCTCGCCCAGGCTGCTGCAGCTGCAACTCGAGCGGCGGCAGGGATCCGCTCGCCCTCTCGGGTGTTCATCCAGCTCGGTGAGTACCTCGGCGAGGGGCTCGCAGTCGGTATGCGCAACTCCGAGACCGAGGTGGAGCGGGCCGCGCGCTCGATGCTCGACACCGTGGTCTCCGGCGTGTCAGGGATCGAGGACGTGTTCACCGGTGACTCCTGGGCCGCCGACCTGAGCGCGCGAGCGAACGCCGAACTGGCGCAGTACGACGTCGATCCGGCCACCGCCGGTGCTGCGCAACGCGCTGTCGAGATCGTGCAGAACTTCAACGTGCCGAGCGCGGAGCGGGCCAGTGACAAGGCCGCGCACCAGATGCGCCGGCTGGAGCGGCTGGGGCTGTTCGCATGACCGAGGCGCTCACGATCAACGGGGTGTCACTGGACACCTACGCGCTCATGCTCGGTGACATCTCTGGCCTGATGATGGTGCCGCAGCGACGCGGCGACAACGTCACGGTGCCCAACAGACACGGCCGGATCCGCACGCTGGGCAAGAAGTTCGAGGCCAACGAGCTGACGTTGCCGTTGCGGATCTGGGGCTCGAACCCGGACGGCTCGATCCCCAGCGGCAGCAACGAGCAGCTCGAGTTCTTCAAGCGCCGCGACGAGCTACTTCAGCTGCTCTATTCCGACCCGATGCTGATCAAGTACACCCGGCCGAACGGGCACACCGTGCAGACGCGCGGCGAGGTGCTCGACGTCCTGGACTTCACCAGGCGCTACACCGAGCCGACCGCGCAGGTGAACGTCGCGATCGAGATCTACGACGCGTTCTGGGAGGACGAGGACACCGTCAGCCAGAACGTCGGCGGGGTGACCGGCACCATCACCCCGCTGACCGCTTTCGTCGGCGGCACCGCCCCGACCTCGGACCTCATCATCACGGTGTTCGGGCCCTGCAACAACCCGATGTTCGCGCTCGGGAACACCTGGGTGAAGTACAGCGGGGTGATCGCCGCCGGGCGCCAGCTCACCATCGACACCGGCGAGTGGCAGGTCGGCCCCGGCTCCGGCACAGCGTGGGTCCCTGAAATCCGCCTTGTCGAGCAGGGCCAGCCGGGCGCGTGGTTCGAGATCGACCCGGCCATCGTCCCGTTCCAGGTCACCTTCACCCACACCACGGGCGGGAGCGCCTCGGCCTCGATCGCCGGCAGAAGGAAGTACCTCAGCCCTTAGTGAGGCGCGGCGTCGAGCGTGACGCGTCCGTCAGGCCGTAGCGCTCCACAGCGCAGCGGTGGCGGCGTACACGGGCACGCCTGCCATGGCCGATTGCAGCAGCTACAGCGTTGCTCCCCGAACTCGTCCTCGACGGATGTTCGCCCGCACGCTGGGCAGAAGCGCCACGTCCCCACCTCGTACGGGTCCATACCCCGAGTCTCCCCGATCTCCGCTCCCCAGGAGGAACTGTGCACGGAACCGATGTCGCGCGTGGCGGTGAGCCGGGGCGCCCGATCGTCCACCGCATCGTCGGGCCGAAGGACGCCGCCCTGGAGCGCGCGCAGGCCGACGGGCTGCAGGTGCTCACTGGCCGCTACAGCGTCGAGAAGTACGACGCGGCCTCCGGCGACCTGTACGAGGTCATCACGCTGCCGCCGAACCTGTTCCTCACCGCGGGCATCACCAAGCTGTGGAACCTCGTCGCCGGGGTCAGCTCGACCCACCTGGACGCGACGAACACCCGCCTCGCGGTTGGCGACTCATCCACCGCAGCAGCGGCCGGGCAGACCGACCTGCTGGGCACGAACACCTTTCGCAAGCTCGTGTCCGGTGCGCCGGTGATCAGCACCAACCAGATCACCTTCAGCTCGTCGTTCGCCACCGGTGAGGCCAACTTCGCCTGGTTGGAGGTCGGGGTCGGGGACGCAGCGTCGGGCCAACTCATCTCGCGGACCGCGATCAACTCGCCTGGCTTGGGCACCAAGGTCAACACCGCGGTGTGGGTGCTCAACTGGACGCTCAGCATTTCGTAGTTGATCTTCGTCATAACTCTGTATAACGAGGGGCGGTAGTCAGTGGCGACGTTCGGCAAGACCACGGACGGCGCCAGTATCTCCGGATCCAGTGCGAACCGGGTCTGGGTCTCGGCGGGGACGCCTGCTGAGACAGGCACCGTGCAGACCGGCCACGTTCGGCTGCTGGTGCAGGCCGGCCTCCCCGCGGCCTTCAACACGCGATTTGTGATCTACGCGGATAGCGCTGGCTCGCCGGGCGCGCTACTGGCCCAGTCGGACGTCCTCTCCATCCCGACGAGCGCGACCACTGAGTCCGAGCGGGTCTACACCTTCTCCGGTGGCCAGCAGATCACGGTCAACTCGGGCACGCAGTACTGGATCGGCCTCGCGTGGGACGACCCGGACCCTGGCGGCACGCTGCAGATCCAGATCTCCCGGGACAACACGGCCACCAGCCGCTACGAGCAGACCGCCACGGCCGGTCCGACGCCGCCCAACCCCTACGGCTCCCCGACCGCGAACAACACCGGGCCGATCGATGCCTACGTGACGTTCTCGACCGGCCCCACGGTCGTTGGCGGCAGCGACTCGGCCACCGGCAGCAGCGGCACCGCCAGCACCACGGCCACGCTCACCCCGAGCGCCGACACCGCCACCGGCGCGGAATCCGGCGCGCTCACGCTGCCCGGCAGCGACTCCGGCACCGGTGCGGAGACCGGCTTCGTCGCCGAAGAGAAGCTCGGTGGCGACACCGGCGCGGGCGCCGAGACTTATGACAGCTCCGCTACCGTCACCTCGGGCGAGGCGGCCGGGGGACAAGAGCTGGGCAACACCTCGGCCGCCCTCGACCCGCCGACGACCGAGACCGGTGCGGGTGCCGAAGAGGGTCACATCGCGATCCCGGGCGCAGACTCGGCCGCTGGCACCGACGCGCACGCCCCGCCGACCCTGGTCACGGTCACCACCGGCGACGGTGGCACCGGCGCTGAGGGCGGCTACGTCGAGACGTTGTTCGGCGACCTGATCATCAGCCTGAAGGCGATCGACCCGGACACCGGCGAGCTGGTCGAGCTGCCGGATTACGAGGCGCTGGACTTCAGCCGCGAACGCAACTCCAAGGGCGCGATCCGGTTCCAGTACCCGATCGATGGCAAGAGCTTCGACCTGCTCCGCTCGACGATCACGGCGGATCGGGACCTGGAGTTCGAGCTGTGGACCAACGGCACGCAGGTGGGCGCGATGCGCGGCCTGCTGCAGGAGGCCTCCGGGGATGACGTCGTCGCCGACGACGATGGCGAGGACGGCAGCTGGCAGTTCGCGGGCTCGTTCCTGGAGGTCTACGCCGACGAGGCGGTGGTGTTCCCGCAGGACCGCGGGACGCTGATCACCGACCCGGACACCGGCAAGCAGACCTGGTCGAACGCCAAGCGCGAGCTGATCGTCAACGCCGACACCCCCGGCGAGTTGATGCAGCTCCTGCTCGACCAGGCCCAGGACCGCGGTGCGCTGGTCGACGTCGTCGCCGACTTCACCACCACGCACGACAGCAACGGCGTGGCCTGGGAAGGCGTGCTCACCGCCAAGTTCAGCCCGGGCTC